GGATAACAAGTACGCCGACGCCCTGGACGACCTGGCCCGCGCCGCCATCGCCGCGGAGAAGTTTGCCACGGCCGAGAAGGCCTTCACCAAGGCGCACGAGCTCCGGACCAAGCAGCGGGAGCAGGAGTCGTTCCAGTGGCACGCGCCGGTCTTCTTCATCAATATCAACGTAAAGCCGGAGGATCTTGGCTATGCTTCCCAGCGTCTCATGGATATAGCCAGACGCCACGAGGATGACGAACTCCGGAAAATGATCAAGGGCCTGGAGACCACCGATGCCGAGAAGATCCGGCTCATGAACGAGGCAGGCATCCAGGATGCCCAGCTCGTAGAAGAAACCCCTGAAGACGATGAGTAAAGCACCCGCCGCTCCAGACTACGTGGAGCTCTACCAGAACAAGGTCCAGGCCCTGGTGAACATCGTGGACCCGAACAAGCTGTTCGCGGTGGCAGGCCGAGCCCTGGGTAAGACCTCCCAGATAACGGCCCGCCGGATCCTGCGTGTGGCCGATGAGATGCCCAGGGAGGTGTCCATCATCTCCCACAAGAGCTTCGTGGCCCTGTTCACCAACGTCATCCCCACCATCCTGGAGACCTTCCGATCGGAGGTAACGATGCCGGACGGCAGCACCCGCCCCCAGCTCATCGAGGGGGTGGACTACGTGGTAGGGGAGAAGGACCTGCCCAAGCACTTCCAGAGCCCGCGCTACCCGCTCCTGTACCCGGAGCGCTCCATCGTCTTCGCAGACGGACATGTGCTACAGGCCGTGTCCATCGACAGGGCCGACTCCATCGCCGGCCGGTCCGTGGTGCACGCCTTCCTGGAGGAAATGAAGTACAGCGACGGCGAGAAGGTACGGACGCGCATCATCCCGGCCATCCGTACCTCCCGTATCGGCATGGGCTCCGAGGCCCACAAATCCCACCTCCATGGCGGCATCACCGGCGTCACCGACATGGGCCGCGTTTCCCTGGGCGAGTTCAACTGGTACCAGGACTACGAGAAGGAGACCGACCCGCAGCTCATCGCCGACATCGTCACCCTCTCCCTGGAGATAAACAAGGCCCAGTACAACGTCTATATGGGCCAGAACGTGACCGCGGCGCAGAATAAGATCCGGAAGTACCTGCCGCTTCTCCGGAGGCTCCAGAAGGGCGCCACGCTGTACGTGCGCGCCAGTACCTTCGCCAACCGTGACGTACTGGGCCTGGAGTACTTCAAGACGCAGCGCGAGATCCTGGCCATGTCCGAGTTCCTCTCCTCCATCTGTTCCATCGGAGACCGGAACCGGGACAACCTGTTCTTCGACCTGTGGGATGAGCAGAAGCACACCTACGACGACAGCTACAAGTACAGCGTCATCGACAAGCTGAACCTGAAGGAAGCCTTCCGCATCACAGCCGAACACCTGAAATACTACCAGCCCCACGAGAAGCTGCTGCTGGGCTACGACCCCGGCTCCTTCTCCTCCGTGGTGGCCGCCCAGGTGGACCGCGGCGCCAATACACTCCGGATCCAGAAGGAGTTCTTTGTCTATCCTCCGGAGGATGCCGCCGACCTGGCCGCCCAGATAAACGCCTACTACGGCCCGGCCGCGAAGCTCCGGCAGATAGACCTGTACTACGACCGTGCCGGCAACAAAAAGAACAAACAGTACGAGAGAGACGCGGAGACCGACGCCAAGCGTCTGAAGAAAGAGCTGGAGAACTACGGCTGGCGGGTGCGCCTCATGAACCTGGGCCAGGCCACCATCTTCCACTGGCAGCACTACCGGCTATGGCGCCGGCTGCTGGCCGAGAACGAGCGCAGCGTCCCCCGGATCCGCATCGACTCCAATGAGTGCCAGAACCTGGTGAGCGCCATGTATTGCTGCAAGAAAATCCCGGGATCCTCTCCCGTGGAGCTGGACAAAAAGCCGGAGAAGACCGTGCCCATCCAGCTACAGGCAGGACTCACGCCGCAGATCCCGTCGGCCATGACGTACCTGGTATGGGGACTGTACGAGAAATTCTTCCCGGGCGTCAAATCCTTCACCAACACCGGCGGCGGTTTTCAGAATTTTATGGGATAAAATCCTGCACTTTCCCCTCTTTTGTGGCAAAAATACCAGAAAAGAGGGGGTATTTTTTGCATTTTCACACACGGAATGTGGGACACTGTGAGATTTATAAAATAGCTATCCTTCTGTGACTGGGACAGTTAAGCAAAAAATTTTCATCGTTTTCAAAAAATCCGCGCTTCGAGAGCGCGCCGCCGCTCATTTTTCCGTTTGTAATACAACGGGCCGAAGTGACGGAAATATGACAGACCGCCCGGTTTTTGTCCTTTTCCGGGAACGGACTCCGGACTATCTTCGCATCAGATAAAAAAGCCATGGAAACAATCAAAGGAATAGCAGCGCTACAGAGGGCCGAGCTCATCTCCAAGATGGGCGGCAGCTTCTCCATCTCCTTCTTCCCCTTCTCCAGGAAGAAGCCGTCGGCCGACCCGGACGCCCAGCTGAAGACCTTCCAGAACTGCACCATGCGCCTCCCGCTGCCCCACGATAAGTTCGACATCGACGGCAAGCACTTCTTCCTGTTCACCACCGACGACGATAAGCCGCGCGCCTGCTACCGTGTGCTCATCCGTTACATCGGCTTCTCCGACGAAAATTTCAAACTGTATAGAGTCCTTTGGTATGAATAAATTCGGCATCATAACCGGCGCGGGCTATGCCTTCACCTACCAGATCGGCAAGGGCCCCATCGCATCCCTGGACACCAAGGCACCGTCCAGCTCCGAACGCTCCGTCCCCCTCTCCGCGCAGAGGATGAACCCCTACTTCTTCTGGCCTGCCGGTGAGCATAACGATGACCCGGACGTCTGCGCCGACCTTATCAGCGGGAACCGCCTGCTCCCTTCCCTCATCGAGAAGCAGGTGTCCATCCTGTACGGCACGGGCCCGATGCTCTACACGGAAGAGATCCAGAAAGACGGCACCGTCAAGCGCCACTACCTGAAGGACCCGGAGATCCAGGAGTGGCTGGAGAGCTGGCAGCAGAACGGACTGCCGGCATCCTACCGCGACTACCTCCGGAACTGCATCCGCAGCTACTACTACAGCGAGGGTATCTACACCCAGTGGCACCTGGCGAAGGCGCTGCTGGCCGACCGTAAAGCCTCCCGCCCCGTGGTGGGTCTGGAGCACTACTCGGAGCTGCGCTGCCGTCTGGCCACGCTCACGGACATCTCCCGCAAGTCGGACGTGACGTCCAAAGACTTCGACAAGGTCCTGGTGGGCAACTGGAAAAAGGGCGGACAGACGCAGGAGTTCAAGGCCTACAAGCGCTTCAACCCTGCCAACCCGCTGGCCGTCTCCGGCGCCATCTCCTACTCCAAGAACGCCAACTACGAGACCGACATCTACGCCACGAACGTCTTCTTCAAGGGCATCAAGCCCTGGATCCGCGGCACCAACTCCACCCCGGACTACATCAACAGCTTCCTGGAGAACTCCCTGTCGGCCCGTCATCACGTCATCATCCCGGAGGCCTGGTTCGCCGCCAAGGAGCGCGCCCTTCAGGAGCTGTGCGAACTCAATGCCCGGAAAAAGTCCGAAGGAGCCAGCGACGACCAGCTCATCTCCATCAAGGTGGGCGAGGAGACGCTGGAGGTGGGCACCGAGTACACCGACGCCCTCCTGGACAAATACGCGAACATGGAGCTGGCCAACCTCACCAACTTCCTGGCAGGCCGCGGCAAGAACCAGGGCAAGACCTACGCCACCCGCTCGTTCATCAATGAGAACGGAGACGTGGAGAAGTGGGAGATCGACGAAATCCCCCAGAAATACAAGGAATACATCGAGGCGCTCATCACCTACGACAAACGCGCCGACATGGTGCTCCTGTCCGCCAAGGGCATCGACCCGTCCATCTCCAACATCACCAGCGACGGCACCATCTCCAAGTCCGGGGCCGATGCCTACTACAATTATATCATTTACCTGACGCAGCAGTCCATCCCGGAGGAGGTGGTGTGCGCCGACCTGAACCGGGCCATCTCCATCAACTTCCCGGAGAAGTACCGCCAGGGCGTGCGGATCGGCTTCCACCGGCCAACGGTCCAGCGCCAGGAAGACGTCGCACCCTCCAACCGCATGTCCAACCAACCCGAGCAGCAGTAAGCCATGAAACCCACCGACCTGTTCACCGACCTGAACGATTTCCAGGAATACACCGACGGCCTCACGGCCGACACCACCTACGCCCAGCTGGGCCCCTCCATCACCACCGTCGTGAACGCCACGGTGCTCCCCATGGTGACGGCCCAGGTGTACATCGCCCTCGCCCAGGCCACCGGCCCCCAGGACGGAGACACGGAGGAAGAGAAGGCCGCCAAGGAGCGCACCCTGGAAGGGAAGGAACTCCTGAAGACTGCCGTGGCTGCCGGAGCCATGCTCCAGTACCAGATCTTCGCCTCCGTCAAGAAAAACGGCTCCGACGGCTCCCTGTACAAGTACCAGCACGAGGAGATCAAGGACCACTACCGCGAGGCCCTCTGGGGTGCCATGGACCAGCTGCTGGAGCTGCTGGACGCGAACCCCACCATCGGAGACTTCGAGAAAACCGACGAATACAAGGAGCGCCAGGAGCTGCCGGTGAAGAACGCCCGGGAGTTCGACCGCTACTACGGCATCGGGGCCAGCAGCTTCTTCTACCACAAGGTCCTCTTCCTTATCCGCCAGGTGTGGCGCTCCGACGTGAAGCCGCTCCTCCCGAAGGAGCCCACGGAGGAGATGACCGAGCTGGCCAAGGAGGCCCTCTGCTACAAGGTGGTGGCCCTGGCCGTCATGCAGTTCGACGTGACCGAACTCCCGCGGGCTATCCGCTGGGATTACAACCACGAGTACACCAAGGGCTCCGACCCCCAGACCCGCTCCAGCCTATATGCCCAGCTCATCGCCCGCTTCAACTCCGACGCGGCCACCCTGGAGAACCTGAAGCGCTCCGCCTCCGGCGCCACCGCCGTGGGGATGAATAACAACCGCGAGGAGAACAAATACTACGGCGTACTATGAACAAAGTCAGACTGAACGGCTCCACCTACCTCCTGCCTGCCCGCTGGAGTGACATCCGCGACCGCGCCCAGTTCGTGGATATCTGCCGTGCGCTGCTGGAGTTCGAGACCGGCCTGACCTCCTTCGATGAGTTCCGCCTGTCTCTGACCCTGGCCATCCTGCGCCTGAAGCCGGAGAAGCTGCGCCCCTCCGAAGCCCTGCACGAGAACCTCTTCCGGATAGCGGAGCTGCTGGACTTTCCCTATGCCATCACCGAGCACCCGGACGGCTCCCGCACCGCCACCTTCACCATCCGCCTGGAGCAGAACCTGCTGCCGCAGGCCGGGGGTGTCACCGGCTACAAGTACGTCACCGACGCCGCCGGCATCGTGGATACCAACCTCACGGCCGCCCAGTACGTGGAAGCCCTGGCCATCCTGCCCCACGTGCGCGCCGCCCTGTCTGCCGGCAGGGATGCAGACCCGGCCCTGGACGCCCTGGCCCAGACGCTCTACCCGGGAGCCTCCGGGCTCTCCAGGGATGAGAAGGTGGCCATCTTCTACAACTACCGCGGCATCATGGACACCATCGCCGCGGATCCGGACTACGATCTCATCTTCAACACCCAGCCCGCCAAGGGTGCGCCCTCGCCGGTGGGCCCGCAGTCTTCCATCCTCGCCCTCTCCAAGGCCGGGTTCGGCAACATCGAGCAGATCCGCGCCCTGGACGTGTACACCTACCTTGCCGCCCTGGTCCAGCAGACCGTGGACTCCATCCGGGCCCTCGCTGGCTCCGGCATGAAGACCGGGGAGGTGGCGGACCGGCTCCGCCTGGATCCCGAGCAGGTGGCCCCCTATATGCAAAACTGACCCCGCCATGTTTATCAAGGACATCTTCCAATACTTCGCCGCCTTCGTTCCCGTGGACGTCCTGGCGCGCACGTTCCAGCTCTCCAGCGGCCAGGAGTACAAAGCCTTCAAGGCCGAGGTGCTCCACGCCGAGAGCGACCACCGGCTCCCCGGCATCACGGACTTCATCTTCGGCATCGACGCCGACATGATCCGCCAGCGCATCACCTCCGTCCGGGGCCCCTACCTGTTCGTGGAATACAGCCGCGTCACTTCCACCATCGCCGCCAAGGTGGACCGGAAGGACGACCGCTTCCACGTGGCCCTCTCCGTGGCTGCGCCCCAGCCCGACAACTACGACCTGGTGGGGAGCGCCCTGGACCAAGACACGACCCTCGCCCTCATCAGCGCCATCCGGCGCCACATGCGGGATGACGATGACCCCCAGCGTGGCATACAGTGGATGGAGTTCCCCGCCACGCTGTCGGTCTGGTCATCCAAGGAGCTCTCGAACTCACACGGCTGGTCCATGGAGTTCGACATCCTGGGCGTGGACATTATATAAAGAAACCGGCAATCCGGAATCTGTTTGTTCATAATGTAAGGTTTTTATGGCTGAAGGCTCGCCGGGAGGCGCGCCTTCAGTGTTTTTACGGCGATACAAGAAAAAAGTTTTGCAAAATAAAAATAAATCCCTACCTTTGCGATGTCAACTACATATCCAGGTCTATATCGGGGCGCCCTCTTTCCGGAGACAGTTCCCCATACAGACAGCGTAGAGAGAAATTTGCCCAGGTTCGCCGTGTTCCGTAAGGACTGGCAGCATCGCCCCAGGCTATGTGGTTGACAGAGCCTGGGCTTTTTATTTATTTACAGCTTATGTCAACCAAAGCATCCGCCCCGACCCAGAAGGGCATCAAGGCCACCACCGAGGCCATCGAGAACATCCTGGAAGGCTCCGCCCAGCTCCAGATGTGTCTGAACCTTTACAGCACCGCAGCCGCGGACAATTCCATCCCCATCGACCAGCAGGCCTGGAAGGAGGCCGCCGAGCTCATGCGCGCCCTGAACCGTCTCATGTACGGCGAGAAGGCCCGCATGGACCACATGGCCAGCAACCTCCGCGTGGAGACCGCCGTCAAGCGCTCCGTGCGCTCATTCCGCCGCAAGGCTTCCATGAACATCGCAAGCTAAAGGAGGACCGAGCCATGAACGGAACCATCAAACGCATACACATAGACCGCGACGACGCCTATAAGGCCGCCACCATGGACTTCTACCGCGAAGGCGGCACCGTGACCGTGGAAACCCGCGAAGACTGGAAGAACGCCCTCGTGGCATCCGACGGGATGACCTACAGCCGGCACATGGCCGTCTGCGACCTCCGTGACTTCGGTCCGATTCCCGAGAAGCTGGGCTGCTACCACGCCTACACCAAGGGAGGCATGGAGTACATCGAGTTCTTCCTGGAAAAGGAGGAATACCGCGCCCTGGAGAGATACATCTGTTTTGGAAAATGGGAATAGGAGGACCGAGCCATGGACGAACCCATCAGAAAAAGCACCGGCCAGGCCGGCACCCGCATCCAGGACACCATCATCCAGGCCGTCTGTGAGACCAAAGCCCTGGCCGACAGCCTGGACACCCTCCAGAGTATATGCGGAGGCGATCCGCCGCACGCCCAGATCATCGAGCTGTACCAGCGGACTATGCTCACCCGGACGGAACTCTCTGAAATGCTCACCGACCATTTGATAGACCAAAGAAATCGTGTATCTTTGTAGTGCCATGTTCACCGACGACTTCACCCATCAGATAGGCTCCG